TTACATTTTCTACAGTTCTTGTAATCGCTTGATCCATTTTCTTTAGTTCCATTTTAGCATTTATATCATCTAAAACTGGAAAACCAAAAGGTACAGCGAAAGGCTCATAGTCTTGTTTTTTGTAAAAAGAGTATGAAAGCTTTTCAGCTTCGAGATTCATGCTCACCCCCGTAGTTGTGTATCCACCATCCTTTATAAGTTTTTTAGTGTTTTCATCAAAACTATCAAATAAAGCTTGCTCTTCAGTTGTTTGCGGATTTCTAAGCCTTGCAAGCTCATACTCAGATAAAACTTTCTCATATGCATTTTTTGAAAAAGTAGCCGATCTTTTGGTTGTTATGTCATAAGGATTAAGAAGTATATATCTTAAAGGTATTCTATTTCCAGCTGGATTGATTGCCCCAACTTGATTAATGATTTTTGCATAATCATCAGCCTTAAAGCTTCCATCCATTCTGTATAAAAAAACATTACCGCTACGGTAATATTCTCTAAAATACTGATCTTTTATATTTACAAGGTTTATTCTTCTAAACCACTCTTCAAAAAATTGTCTACTCTTTCTAGACCCTCCCTCTAAATAAACATCTGTATTAGTGAATTCAGACATTATATCAATAGCATTCCTAAAAACTGCTACATTTGCATATGCTTTTTGACAAAGTTCTATAGCATCGCGAACATTGACTCCATCAGAGGAATACTCATAGGGAAGCAAACCTACCGCAATACTAGAATATCTATTTCTAAGATTTACTAATGCCGCTCTATTCTGTCTTGTCCCAGAAAAAGCGCTAGAGCTAGCAGACTGCCTTCTAGCTTGAGATATCTGACTAAAAGACGCATCAGATGTGTAAAAAGGTTCACCTAATAAATCAGGCTCTATTTTGCCATTTTCTCCTATAGGTACATAGGTCTTTCTTTCTTTGTCGAATTTATTCCAATATTCTGAACGTTTGGTATATTTTCTCTTAGCCATAACAATATTTTGTTTTACACTTAAAGTTAACTTTCAACTTTTAAAAGTTAAGAAATAAACATAGGGGTGAATGTAGGTTGAGTATTGTTTTCATTAAAGTCTTGCATATCATAATAAATATTCATCATCCAGTTACCTAAGACCAAAGCTGAATAAGAGTCTTTTCTAGCTTTGTCAGCACCTTTTTGTTTCCTGAGCGTTGGAGGTAAATCAAAGCTTTGAGTTCCCTGAGCAGAAGTTGTTATCTGTACAAGAGCACATTGAACTTTAATTAAATCCATCATGTCCTTCTGATGCTCTACGAAATCAATCATCCTAGCTCCTTTACCACCTTTTTGATTTGGGTCATTTCTCATAAACTTTAATTCTTCAATTGGCACTCTGGATTTTCTTTGATTGTTGTAATCATCATTCATGGCTGCCCCAGCAAAGAATATTCTTTTATGATCAAAAGCTGACTGTAAAGACTCATTAGCTAACCTTATCCAAGCAGAAGTAGGCTTTCTTAAAAAAACAAAGTTCTTTTCAGATTTATTATACTGATTCCTTAATCTCCTTAGATTTTTATCATAATCCTTTGTGTTGTCTAAATCCACTTCTATAACACCAAGTTTTAAATTTTTACTTTTAAATATTTCACTCTCATTACATGAGTTAACAAACTGCACACCTCCATTGTAGTCACCCACTACAGCACTAACATTAAAATGCGTCAGTATGTAAGCCATGTATTTAATGTGAGTTTTTAAACTAGACCCAGACAAACCATAACTGTGGACAACTGTTCCTTTTCTAGTATCTAAATTAATCTTTATAAGCAACATTGCAAAGTCGTCTGAACTTTCACTTTCTGACCAAGAAGGGTCAAACGCTAATATATATTCATCTTTTGGATTACCTATGATCTCTACCGACTGCCCTTCTCCATCAGGTATAGTGCATTCAGCCATTTTACTAACTTTAAAATAACCAGAGCTATCATCAGTAAAAATAGCCCCAAACTCTCTTTGAAACTGAGATTCACTCATTGTAGCTTTAGACTGATTAATTAGATTTTGATCATATAATTGTTCTGGAGCACAATCATAACTAAAATGCATTATCGTGCGGTGCGCCCCGTCTTGTTTATTTTTATTTAATATTAAGTTTTCATACTGTTGATACATCTTGTATAAATACTCAAATTTGTAAGAAGCGGAAGAAAGCCCAATGATTTTGTTGTTCGGCCATTTTTTTCTGTCCTCCTCTTTCATTTTGCCCTGCTCGATCATTTTAGTTTCAAGATCGTATGTGTCCTGTCTTTCTGTAGGGTTTTCTACGACAGATAAGAAAGGCATTATAACTTCATTAAAAATCTTTTCTGGCATCAATAATAACTCATCAATAATTATTCTCTGAAATCTGTAACCCCTTAATTTTTCTCCATCACCTAAAGGTAAAGCTCTTATACTGCTTGTACCTATCTCCATAACCCACTCATCATTCGCCTTTGATGTCCGAGTAATACATTGGGAAAAAAATGTGGCTTTGGGGCTTTTTGCTATATCCTCTATTTTTTTAAAAATCATCTTTGATTGTCTAAATGATTTAGAAAGTATACCTATCTGAACACCTTGGTTAAGAATAGAGTCTAAGAGCGCGAAAACAGCCGTAGAGAAGCTTTTAGACATTCCTCGGCTCCATATGCCCAAAAAGTAATCAGACTCCATCATAGCCTTTATCGCCATATGTTGAAATGGGAAAAGTTTTACTCCAGTAAATAAATCTGTAGCGAAAGATGGATTTTCTCTTAAGAACTTATAAAGCAATACCTTTGCTTCAAGATCATCCAAATATCCCTCTTTTTCGATTATTTGTTGGTTGATACCTGCGTAAGGTCTTTTTAGTTTCTGTTTTCCTGTTTGCCAAGCCATTTTGTTTTAATTGATTACTCCAAAAATATTCTAAATCTACACCCCAAAGCTTCTTACCTAAAACTAGTATTTTAGGAATCAAAAATATACTTTTCTCTCTGGAGCCACTAAAAACAAACTGGCAATAATCTGAATACTCAGCTTGTATGTTACGCATTTTGTGAAACACATAATCTAATTTAAATTTTTTATAAGAATTTCTATTTTCTGCCTCCATATCATCAAAGGCTGTTTCAATCACTACAAACAAGTAACAACCTAAAGATTTGCATCTTTCTATCTCATTTAAAAATCTCTCATGCCCAATTGTTACTGTAGCGCAAAAATCTTGAAAAGATTTTCTATCTACAAAGGTATAGTCAAAATCATCGCCCATCACAGCATAATCTCCGACATCAAGCTTTAAAAATTCTTGGTTTTTGAATGATAAAGGGTTTTGTTCTCTAGTATCTATAAAAATTTTACTATCAGCATAGTCTTCATTAAAATCCTCAGGCAAACCATCTGACAACATTGGTAGCATTTTAATTTTTTTACAAGCATCATTGTAAGAACCAAAAATTTTCTTACAAATATCTATGTCTGGAATGTCCCCGCTTTTTAGATAAGTGGATGGGGGAATCTTTGACAGGTTTTTGTTTTTTAATTTTTTTTGAAAAGAAGTTACTATGTAATCTTTTACTTCTTTTTTTGGTGCTGTCTCGCACCAAAGTCTCATGTTATCGGCGCTAATAAAATCTTTTGAAAAATATTGTGAATAATTTTTATAAGGAATTAGCTCGCCAGTAAACCTGTCTTTTTTTGCGAAGTGTTTGACGTAGTAATCACCGACAAACATGTCGTGCTTCTTTAAGTGTGCGTGTAAACTACGCAGCGTTTCAAAAGTTTGATCGCACTCTCTACAGTTAAATGACATCCTCTGGCCCTATTCCTAAAATTCTAGCTTTCCACTCAGCCATGCCTTCTAGCCTTTTAGATTCCTCTTTAACAGCTATTTTTTGCATTTCTGCTATTCTAATCATGTTTTTGCGCTCTTCCTCCTCTTGGAAAAGCTGCACTATCGAAAGAAATGACGCATTTTCTTTCTGAGACTTTTTCATTCGTTCTGATC